CTACGAGTCAACTTTGTTGAAAGAGAAAAAGCATGGGAGATGATAGGGGCTAAAAAATGAACATTCTTCTCGGGGACAAATTTATAGAGGTACGTCATGAACCACTTTCAAAGAGAAACAGACAGAGATTTGATTTGACTAAAAAAGAAACAGGTGATGACGGCGACCCTAGAGAGTTCATTGGTAAGATAATAGACGAAAGAGATAGAATTTTTTCCAATCACACAATAAGTCGTAGAGGCTCTAGAGAAGCGTCATTAAATCTTGAATATATATTTTGGCGAATAAGTAATAGTAGGTATGCAAATGAAAAGTAGCGTGAAAAAAGACCTAAAAGAGATGTGGTATCATTATAAATCTGCTTGGCGTGAACTGCCAGACGCTCTAGATGTTATTGCTGCAATCATTCTTATACCTATATTATTACCAGCAGGACTAATCTATAGAGCAATCAAAAGGAAGATGAAATGAAGCCAGAATATACAAATCAATTCGACAAACCAGTCTACAAGGTAAACAATCTGCATATGAAGACATACGGTGAAACTGGTGGCGAGAAATATTATGAGCTTCAATTAAACGACCAGTATTTTCTTATCACTGAACATCAACTAGAAGCATTAGACGCTATAACTCGTCTACCAGATAATATATCAATCTCAATGGGGTAAATCATGAGCGTAACAATAAACGGCAAAACATACAAAGGGAATAACGTAACAGTTATTAATAATCGTATCATCATTGACGGTGTAGAAGTGAATGATAAAGATGCAATTCAAAACAACCGACTCACAATCAAAGTTGAAGGAGTTCTTGACCAGCTGAAAACTGACGGTGATGTAGTTGCTCAATTAGTAAAGGGTACAGTAGATGCTGGCGGTTCAGTCTCTTGTGACAATGTAGAGGGAGACGTTGATGCTGGTGGAAGTGTGAACTGTGGTAATGTTGGCGGAGATGTAGACGCTGGTGGTTCTGTCAATTGTGGCAATGTTGCTGGTGATGTTGATGCAGGAGGGAGTGTCCGTCATGGGTAAAGGACTAACTCACCCACTAGACTTTGACAAAGAGACCAACCTACAAGTGAAGTGGCTCAAGACAAAGAACACACGTGGAATGTCTGTAGAGACAACAGGTAAGAAACTACCACGAGAAATTCAAATCATGTTAGTCAATAGTTTACTAAGAGATTTAAAGATTGATATAGAAGTAGGAAGACATGCGTAGGACTGTATTAAAGAATATACCACCACGTGAGGCTAAACCAGCATACAAAAAAGAGCTTGAAGAGATTCTATGTGACGTAGACGGAAAGTCAATTGGCTACAAAGGTGTCGCACGTTACTATAGGTGTGAAATATGTTCTCGTGAACTATGCAGAGACCATACGGTACGTGACTATCATTATAGTGAAGATTACGCCTCAACATATTGTGATGATTGTTTCAAGAAGTTTGAACCAGCACGAAAACAAATGGAAGAACGTCACGAAAAAGAAGAGACACAATTAATTGAACGAATAAAAGGGGAAACACTCAATGACTAATCTAACAGAATACGCAAAGCAAGAGCTAGAGCGAGCAGGGCTATTATCAGAAGACAGTGACTATAACGGAATGCTTGGTAAATCTGCACTAGAAATTGTAGAAGTATTCAGCAAACAAGGACACTCAGGCAATTCAGCTGAAGTAGTAACTCAGTTAGTAGAAAAGCTCCTACGTTATGAACCTCTATCACCTCTCACATATGAAGCAGATGAATGGGAAGATGTAAGTGAACAATCAGGGCGACCACTCTGGCAAAACAAACGAAGATTCTCAGTCTTCAGTAAAGACGGTAGCAAAACAAGATATGACCTCAAGGGTAATAGTCAGGTATTGTAGTGAAGAGTAAAGCCAACACAGATGCTCCTCTTGAAATTGTAGTAGCTACTTACTGGCCTACAAGGATTATTAAGACTGTCCAAGTGACTAACACACAAGCAGACAGTACCTTTCATAATCAAATCACACTAAGCAAAGACCAAGCAGAGTATCTATATAACCAACTATCTCCTTTGTTTCAGAAAGTAAAGACTGCTGACTCGTCTCACTTTCTTGACCCAAAAGACAAAGCCTGATAATATAAATTTAGAATTAAATTAAAAACAGTGAGGGAACAGTGAGACATGAAGACTAATCGGGACACACTAGGAGACCGTGTAAAACGCTATGAGGCTGTTTCTAAGCCCCTCCTGAGCCGTAGAACGCCAGTTATAGTAAGAGTAGACGGTAAAGCCTTCCATACGTTCACACGAGGCTGTGAGAAGCCTTTTGATAAGCAACTTGTAAAAGCTATGGCATACGCAACCGCAAAGACTGCTGAAAACATGCAGGGCTTCAAATTAGCTTATGTGCAATCAGACGAAGCAACTTTCTTATTAAGTGATTACGACACGCTAGAAACTGGGGCATGGTTTGATAACGAAGTAAATAAAATCGTATCAATCACCGCTTCTATGTTCACGGCTTACTTTAACGAGTGGCTAAATAAGAATCACAATAGTACGAAGACTCTACAGGGTCTGGCATTCTTTGACGCTCGTGCATTCAATGTCCCCCATGATGATTACCCTAATGTGTTTATCTGGCGACAACGAGACTGGGAACGTAACTCTATCCAGATGTTAGCTCGTAGCTTATATAGCCAGAATCAATTGAACGGTAAAAATGTTACCGAACTTCAAGAGTTGATTCGTGCAAAGGGTAAAGACTGGGAATCACTGGACTTACCGTACAAATGGGGCACATTCATTAAGACAGACGGTCACGCTTACTTTGGCAAAGCTGATTATGACAAAGTACTAGAAATGGTTGACTATTATCCAGAGGGACGTAGTGACGGCTAGGCTCAAGTGGAAAGATATGCGTAGGCTGGATAATAACTTCTTTTATAAGGTTCTAGTCTACGCTGGCTATCTTTGCTCACCGTCTATGCACGGTTTCTATAACAAATGTAACTGTAAAAGGTATCATTTCTATGACCTCTGAAATCCCAGACAACGTAATCTACATAGAGGACTGGCTAGAGCGTGGAACTAAGCCAGTACCTCTTAATGTTAGACGTAGACTCGCTGAAATAGCTATGGAAAAACTACTGCTTCAATCTGAAGAAAACCACTTGAAATCTCTGTTGGACAAAGAAAAGTAAAAAATCTTTGTAATTTCTATTGTAAAACTTTATTATGTGGTGTATTATTAGTCCATAAGCAAGTAACAAGAAAGATTCACCAGCATGAAAAACTATCTAGAGACACTACTAACAGAGAAAAACATTGATTTAGAAGAAACTCTAGTCATTGACGCTCCTGATATGCGTTCATCTCACATCTACACATACCAACAACTAATTGAAGACATTGTAGAGATGACAAAAGACAATAAGCAGATGCAGTCAAAAATTCGTGGTACATTTGTACAGATTGACTTCATGAACGGTGATGTTACTCACTACTTCAAGCATCTTGCTCAGGGCATTGTTGCAACTTACGGGGTAGCAGCATAATGAACGACCAAGATTATAACCTCTCTACTCTCGCTTGGGGAGTAGGGATTGCCCTAGCGATTGTGTTCACAGTCATCATAATTGTAAACTTACCTGAAATGTTTCAAATAGTTAGCGAAGAAGGATTACTAAGTCAATGATAACCTCTAAAATATGCACCGTATGTGAAGCCCGAGGCGTGAGACGATGTAGCTTCCCACTAGATAAGAAGTACAAGTCAAACTACGAAGACCACATGAAGCGACACGAGCCACCAAAGCTATCTTACGTAGTTAAGGGCAAAGAATACCTCATAACTCTTGAGGGAATCAATATACGCCTTGTCTCTAGAGGGCACAAGCTACACGACAATGGTTCAAAGCAATACTTCTGGAATACTAAAGAGAAACCTAATGACGTTTTCTTTACCACCGACCTAGACGGCATCAGAGCTTTTTAATTGTAAAAGATTATTCGTCAAAACTATTGACTTTTGGTAGTTTCCCTTTACAATGGATATTAGTAAAGAAGTTAACCGAAAGGAAATCACCAGCATGACAACAATCACAACCATTTCAGAAGTAGTAAAGTACACACAAGACCGAGTAAACACTTGGTACGAGAACGCTAAGATAGATTACAACGTAGACGGCAACGCTTATGTTACAGAGAATGACACTCACGTTTCTATCCTGTTTACAGAAAATGACGTTACAGATACTTACAGCGTAGATAAAATTACCTTAGCTGAAGAAGACATTGACTACCTATTCAACACTTGGAGTGAACTCTAAATGGCTAAGTACTACGAATACACGAACCCTCACCCTGAAGATTCAAAAAAGGTGGGGGACTGCACAATCCGTGCCCTCTGTATTGCGACTGGTAAAGATTGGCTTACAGTCTATGACGAACTTGCTGCACTCGGCAGGGAACAGCTAGCGCCAATGACCGATATGAAGACTATTACAGCCTACATGGAGAACATAGCAGAGAAAGTCCCAGCTATCGTCAAGAAGAAGCGTGTCACTGCAAACAATCTAGCACGTCTACAGCAGCAAGCAACAGACGAACATGACTCTGTACACGTTATACGAACAGCTCATCACCTAGCGACTGTACGAGACGGCAAACTCCGTGACACTTGGGATAGTAGTGACAGAGCTGGATATATAATCTGGAAAATTAAGTAAGAAAATCGTTGACTTTTAAATAGTTTTTCTTTACAATAGAAATTAGTAAAGACATTAAACAGGAATCACCAGCAATGAACGAACAAGCAACACAATACCGAGAAGAAATCAAAGCAATCTTTGCCCGACTAAATAGCGGTGAAATCACATACGATGAAGCAGCTAAAGAAGCAGCAACACCGATTGACAATTGGAACAAGCTTAACAAAGCTAAAGCCTCAGAGATTGCTAAGAAATATAACATGAAGCCACGTCACCGAGATGTACGATTTGCCTCATTGTTAAGAAGTCCAGAGCTACTATGGTAGAAGCTGTTCAAACTATTGCTGAATGGAAGCTAGAAGGTCAACGGTGTCTAGAGGAGTTCAAGTCTTTGCTTAATAAGAATGAGCACACACGAGAACAGCTAGACCGTCTTCAATACATAGATAAGAAGTTTGGTAAACATCAGATGTTTATACAGGCTGCAAAAGATAACTATGACGCTCGTGCTAACTCTGGCTGGGGTGGCTTTGGTGCTCCTGATTGCTCTTGTCATATTGCTCCACCTTGTCAAGCGTGTATCAACTGGACGAACTTCTGTGAAGAGCGAGAAGACGCTGTATTGAATCAGAAAGAGCCTGGTTGTGTAATAATTAATCACGATTGTGAAGTCGTAAGGAATCCAGCATGAGTAAATTAGAGATAGACTTTGGCACTACACCAGAGACGATAATTCAGTTCTTTGCTCGTAAAGAATACTACCGACCTAATGAAATTACTATTAAAGAACACCAATTTAAAGACTTGGCTCAAGCAATTGAAGAGTACGCAAGCTTTCAAGTTGGTGTAGAAATGGCAGGAGAAGACATATGAACGATATTACCAAAGAAGAGTTTCACGCTTACTTACAAGTACAGTATAGCGGTGTGACGAATATGTACGATGCTCAACGTGTGGGGAGTGAAGCACTCCTAGAGTATGGAGTTGTCCTCACTAGTTCTGATATTGGTATTATCATGTCTAACTATTCACAGCTCAAAGAAAAGTACGGTGATTTACCTACTGCTAGATGTGACGAATGCGGTAAAGTAGACCATACGGTATACGAACGTGCTTGTGGCTATCAAGATGATGTAAATGGTATAGATGACCATATGGAAACAGTGTGTGATGCCTGTGAACATGAACATCTAATGGACATATAATGAGTAAAGGTTTTTGGGCATGGAAAAAGCGTTTTGCTTTATTCCCTACTAAGATACAAGAGACTGGTAAATGGATATGGTTGAAGTCGTACTATAGACGTAATGTCTTTACTTGGACGTACCGTGGCCCAATTTACACGACCAGTGAAACGCCTTACAAGTTCGTTGACCCTGATAATCCTGAAGAAATGGTAGAAGCATTAAGAGCTTTAATAAAAGATAAAAAGGGAGTATAATAAAAGCATGAGCACAAAGATTGACGAAAAAGTATTGGGTGACTTGCTGGGTGGCATCGTTGCTCTTGCTGATAAAGAACGCAAAGAATCAGATTCATATAAAGACCTATTCAAGGGCAGCAACGACATGGAGTCTCTTCTTAGAAGCTTAGACTTTAAAATGACCGACCACGTTCTAAACGCTACGAAGATACTCGGTGAGAAATACGGTTATAATGAATTATCACGAGAAAAGAAAGATGAGATATTCTGGATTCTCATGGCTCTACCATTCCTAATCCGACAAACAACAAAGTATATTGAACGCACCCAAGGCAGTGCATGTTGTGTTGACAAAGCCTATTATCATGTTGCAGCTGAAATTAAGGAGCTTTTAAATGGTGAAAGTTAGCGAAACATATTGTGACATTAAAGATTGTCCTAATGTGTCATATAAAGATGATTTAAGACTACCAGTCGTGTTCACTACTGAGCAGACAGAGGGTAAATCTTCAGAGCCTTATATTGACATGTGCGAACTCGACCTGTGCAAAGAGCACTATAAAGACTTTCTATTTACTAGCCCACTTACTGCTATTGGTGCTCAAGGACATAACGAATACCGACTAGACGTTAAATTAAACAGACATTCATTTGAGGGGGAGAACAACAATGAGCCAGCGTAGGGTGGACAATGCAACATTTAGAAAGAACAAGCGGTATATAACTGGAATGCACATAATGCAACCAGAGCTAGCACCTCAGTACTACACACATGAAGAAAAGACACCGACTGGCACAATGGGCAGTTCACACTTTACCTTTGACGGTCAAATCTTCAGCAGAGACAAGAAAAATGGCGGCAACGTACCTTCTAGCTGGTGCATCTCAGGTAAAAGCTTATCTAAGAAAGAGTTAGCAGACAAAAAGCACCAAGAAGGCTTTCACGCTTTCATGGGTGGTCTGTTTGGCTTTATCCAAAGTGATGCAGTATCAACTCCTATCTTAATCGGTGCAGATGATATTAAAAGACTCAGTATAAGGATTAAAAATGACTTTAAATAGAGAGATAGAACAAGTACTGAGCCGTGCAATGTTCGGCAAAGACACAGAAGAGCTTGATTTAGGTGAAGCTGGTAAGTTCGTCAAGTCTACTGAGAAGATTCTTAACCCACTTACAAAGTTTGTAGAGAATAAGCTGAAGCCAAAGTTTCGCTTTAAGATGAACTACTACTATAAAGATAAAACAGGCTATTACTTCGACACTGGCACTCGCACACCAATTTCAATTGTTGCTGAAGACAAAGTAGCAGCTCTTAAGCTACTATCAAGCATACTACCACCAACAGACGGTAGAAGTGACTTTACTCTACGCTATGAGATACGTTCTATAGAACAGGTTGAAGGCAATGAGTAAAAAAAAGATAACACCTAATAGAATTATCGGTGATTATACTTTTCAACTAGGTTTTGACCGACCTGACCTGTACGAAAAATATTCACCTCAAGCAGAGAAATGGGTAGAACAGTACGGAGACCAACGTGTTTCTGATGCTCTAAGTGCTATATATAGCATAGCGAATGACTTAGCTTGGCAAGACCCACGAAATAGCGAAGGCATTCATGCTTATATGGGTAACGCTATAATTATCTATCAAGAATGGTTAAAGGGTGAAAATTACGAAAGAATAGACGTAAATAAGCTTGACTTACCTAGCATAACCAGCTTAAATAAAGACAGACAAACGAAAGGATAATATGGACTATAAAGATTACGTTGAGAAACTATTGCAAGCATCAGAGAAAGCAATTATTAAGAATCCACAAGACAAGTTTGATATAGCTATTGGCGTGAGTCATGTTATCAGTGAACTTGCAGCAGAAGCTCTTGAGCAAAATGCAAACTGGGATTGGCACAAGACAGCTCTAGCTAGACTAAAAGAAGCTGTTAAATAAATGCCTCGTCCATTCTGCCATTATTGCTTAGACTTAGCTCCTTACGGTGATGAAAGAAACTTATGGCTTGACTATCACCACTCTTGGTATCACAAGCCATATTGGACTATCCGAAACAAGCTTAAGCATAATAGATAATATACTTGCCTTTTTGCAACTAATAATTTACAATACAATTGTAATATTAGTAATCACGAAAGGATTATATTATCGTGAGTCAAATTAGCAATATCAAATTTGTCAATACATGGTGTGATGCAGTAAACAAAGCTGCTGGTGTTAAATACGTAGCAGAAAAAATGGACATGACTATTGAATCTGCTTCAGCTAAAGCGAACAACTTACGAACTAAGGGCGTAGAATTACCTTCAATGCCACGTGTACGCAATAATGATAGTGTTGAAGACCTCAATGCTCTTATTATGCGAAAAATAGAAGCATAACCCTATTGAATTTCACACCATTTTGATTTACAATGATAAGTAGAACATTAACAACTTGGTGTGAAGTTATGGCAATATAAGGTCGTTGGTTCTTAGGGACTGGCTGAAAAGCGTAAAGCCCTATTATAGGTAGTACTGCTTGATAGGTTGAGCCTTGTATTGTCAATAGTTACCTACCATGTGTGGGATAACTTCTTGAGACGCTCCCTTGTGGGCGTTGATTGTTACGAGTGTGAGTGATGTAATAGACGTTAATTAGTAAACATACTTTTTGGTACAGCACCTATGGTGGGTCTCAACAGTAGTTGACGGGAAGCGTTGAGATAGCTCCGTCATGTAGGGTGGCAAAAGCGGGAATCCCTACCTCACGCTCATTGTGTATTGAAATAAATCTAGGAAACGGCAACAACAAGAGAGGGGCAAGTGAACCCCTGAAGTTTGCGGTAGAAATACCTATAGAACATGCAAAGTCTAATATAACTAGTTGCAGACAATTCATCACCGTATACGGGCTAAGTATTTACACGATTATGAATTAGAGTAGGAACGTGGCATCTGGAGAATTTCAGAGACATGAGACCCCATGAGACAACAGCTCTAGTCCATAACTTCACATCAATTAAATGTAACGTACTGGTAGTAATAGCAGTCTCAATACTAGAACCTAGACCTAAAGTGCCTAGCTCACCTAGCCTCTTGAGTAGCTGTAGCAATACAAAGGACGTAAAGGGTTCACTGGTCATGCTAAAGCTCATCTGTGTATTCAACGACATCGAAGTTGGCAGATAGAACAAGAGTGTATGCAGTCCCGCCTGACTCAAGCAAACTCTATGACGATAGAGATTCTAAGCATTTTAGATTAAAGTGCTTGAGATTGCTACTAGCACGGTACATTTAAAGTAAGAGAGGGTAAAATGAATTTAATAGAAAAAGTACAAGACGGCTTTGAGGAAAAAGCTCCTGAAATCGTCAAGCAAAATAAAGGTGCACTACTTGGTGCATTAGTTGGTTATTTCATCAGTGATAATGAGAAAGCTAAAAGCGTTCTACTTGGTCTAGTTGCTGGTGCAGTAACTCTAGACAAAAAGAAAGACGAAGAATAATATGGCTGCTAAGAAAACACAAGCAGAAAAGCAAATTGAGACAGATGCAGTTGCTGTATTAGGTGCTCAAGCGAAGCAAGTGATTGATTCACTAGCTAAGGGTCTTGGCGTTGCAGCTTCAGAGCTATGGACTATCTTTGTACGACAATACATTGTCCGTGGTGCGAATGAGCTATTCACTGCACTTATTCTGTTTGTAGCTGGCTTCATTCTTTGGCAGTTCGTACAGTTTTGGGCTTTAATCCCTGTTGCTATTGGTATTGGCTTTGTCTATGGTGCTATTGCATACTTAGGAAACCCAAAGTACTACGCACTTGAAGACATCGTGAAAAAGATTAAAGAGTTTAAAGAAGACAAGACATCTAGCAAAAGCTATAGGTTCTAGAAGATGATTGTTCCTTTCTTTATTACGAAGATATGGGAATACACGCCTAAGATTAGCTTCAGCTTTCTAGATATAGACAGTCCAAGTAAAAAACAAAGTGAATACTCAGAGTTTGCAACACGACAAGCAAATAGGGGTATACAGACTGCTTATAGAAGCCCTAACTTCAGACCAGGCTATATAAAAACAATACACACGCAATATCCAGAGTGGCATAGTTTTGACCGTCCTATGATTCAAAGAAACATGCAGTATCACAAGGAAGTTTGTGCAAGAATGTATCAGGTTGAAACACTTGACGGCTCAGAATATTATTTATGTCAACACGGAGTACAAGTTAAATGATTTTGCCATATTTTGTAGAACGAACATCTGTATATCTAATTAGAAAATGGGGCGGTAGAAGCGAGGCTGTTACAAATTCACTAGCGATTGTTCTAGCTGTATTTGTTATATTCCTAGCTATTTGTTCAGTGACTACAGTGGTGCACAATCAAGGGACACCAGAGCAATATTGTACAACCGTACTTGGCGAAAAGACCGATTGCAACAAAGACTAAGTTGCTATAATTAGAAGATAATACAAACACAACTAGGAGAACTGATGAACGGATTCAACCCCGAAATAAAAGCTAGTGCTGACGGTGAAGCACAACCACGAAATCTAGAAGTAGAAGAGAGGCTTGCGACACCACTTGAAGCTCGTATCTTAGCACTCAGTCAAGCAGAACGTGACCAACTTTATCTTGATGCTTTAGACAAACTAAATGAAGCTGAAGATGTTCTGCACACTATAAATCGCATCAATAGTTCGTCTTCACAAGACACTCTTTTTTAGATAATTTCTATTGTAAAAAATAAGCCTTCCCAAGCGGAGGGCTTATTTGGTATAATTAGTATAGAACAAACAATATAATATACGGCGTATTTAATGAACCTTCAACAACGTGTTAAAATTGCCGCCCAAGCTCTTACAGGTAAGACAGAAAATAGTCTAGGAACCTCAGAAGCTAATAGATTCCTCCGTTACGGCAGCGGACAAAAACCACTCGTTCAGAATTGGTCTGACGTTAAAATGTCTGATGAAGACATGTACACTGGCTACTCATATGCAGCCATTGTTAAACGTGCGAACAGAACATCAGTTTTAGGTCGTCGTTTTATTCTTACAGAAGCTTCAGCGAAAACGGTAGAAGAATACCAATCTCGTGAAGAAGACTTAATCCACCCTTATCTTAAGGTAGTAAACCGAAGCAAAGACTTTACGAAGAAAATGTTTTGGTACGAAATCTCTACATACCTTGACCTAGAGGGTGTTTACTATTTGGGTACAGTTCGTAACTCACGTACTAAGGCTAACGGTGAAACAACTGTTGGTGCAGTACAAAAGTTCGTACTAATCAACCCTTATGAGATGCGAAAGGTAATCAAAGAATCAACTGGTGAAGTTGGTGGTTACGTTGAATCTCACAATGGCTTTTACCGTGAATGGGCACCTCAAGAGATTATTGAAATCAAGATGCTTAACCCATTTGACAAGGATAAGCCTTTTGCAATGACCGATGCAGCTAAAGAGTCTCAATTTACTCTTAAGCAAGCTGGTGACTATACACGACAAACAATTAACGGTAATATTTCATCTCCTGGTGTTGTATCTACTGAAGTATTGCTTGATGACCAGAAGTTTGAAAACTTCAAAGAGCGTGTACGTGGCAAACAAAAGGGTGAACCTATCTTTGCTAACGGTACTGGTGCAATCCGATGGCAAGACATGCAAATTGACCTTGATAAGGCTGCACTTGATAAAATCAACGATATTCAAAGCAAGATTCTATTTGCTGTATCTGGTACAGGTAAGACTGTTCTTGGTATTGAAGAATCTGGTACAACACGAGACACATCACAAACACAAGACGAAAACTTTACAGTTGACGCAATTATCCCTCGTGTAGAGGACATTTGTGACGCTCTTAACCTTGACTATAGACGCTGGTATGATGAATGGGAAGAAAACGAATTTGAAATTGTCGTTGACTCACCTGTTGAATCAGACCGTGAATCAGAAATTAAAGATATTGAAATCCGAGACAGTGCATACGAACTAGCTAAAAAGCTTATTGCTGACGGCTACGAACGTGAAGCTGCATTTAAGTACGCTAACGGTGAAATCTCATGGGAAGAACTTGGTGAACCTGAAGTAGCTGAAGACGAAGAAGAAACTCCTGCTGATAAGCCTAAAACTGAAGATGATGAAGTAGACGGCATTACTGACGAAGATGAAGACACAGACGAACCTAAAGACGGTGCAAGTCCTGGTGGTTCTGGTGGCGGAAAGCTAGAAGAGAACAACCTACGGGGAAAAGTTCTTAACCAAATCGCATCACGTGATTATCCTGAGCTATACGATGATATAGACATTGACACAGACGATTTGGGCTGTATTATGTTGAATCTTGAACCTATGGAGGTTCTAAAGCACGTTGAAGGACTAGAAGATGAAGTATTTGAGAATCCTAAGTTTGACCAAGGGGCAATCCCAGCTGAAACTGTACCTCACGTAACACTTCTTTATGGACTACTTGAAAACGGCAACAAATGGAAAGAAAAAGTAGACCTACTACTTAAAGACTGGAAACTAGAATCTGTCAAGATTGACCACGTTGGATTCTTTGAAACTCCTGACTCATACGCAATTGTTGCACATCTTGAAAAGACCGATGAACTAGTAGACGGTCACGAACGACTAACACTACTACCTCACATCAACACATTCTCTGAATATCTACCACACATGACGCTTGCTTATGTCAAGCTAGAAGCAAACCCAGAACCTTGGGTTAAAGCACTAGGCAAAGTATATAACGGTAAGACTGTTAAAGCTTCAGGCATCAATTATGGTGACCATGAAGACAAAGATGATGACGATGATGCAGACAATGCTGTTTCTAGCTCGTCTAAGCCCTCTCTAAGCAGCGTTGGACAAGAACACAACTCTTTGTCTAAGTCTGGTCTCATCGTGGCTTACAACGCTTTAGACGGCGATACTCGTGACATTATCCAACAACAAGAAGTTCGTTTGCGTAATGGCTTCGCAACTGTTGAGCGTCAAATAGTAGAAATCGCAGCTGAAGCAGTAGCAAACAACAAGGATATTATCCCTAAAGAAGACCGTAAAAAGTTTGAACAAGACGTTGCAGCTATGCTAAATGTCTTCTACATCAACCTATATCCTATCTTTGGTCGTCAACTTATGTCTAAACGTGCTTCAGAGTACGGTGAACTAGCTACATATGAAATGACCACTGAAGCTCAAGCGTACATTGAACAAATGGCTCAACAAGCAGCAGAATCACACGTTGCAACTGTTATTAAAGACTTAGTAGCAGCAATGGCAATCGCAACAGCGGTTGTTATAACAGCTCAACTAGCAACGCTCGTACTTGCAGCAATCGCAGCGGGGAAAGCATCAGTCGTTAAGAAATTCCCACCTAATCCAACTCGTGAGCAAGTTATTCGTGTTATCGAATCAGGAGACATGGACAATACAGCCCTTTACCGTGAGGCACAGAAATATGCTCAAGAAGGTGCAGGACGTGATGAAATTGTTCGTGCAGTACGCAATAAATACCCTGAAATCTCAAAGAACCGTGCAACAACTATCGCACGTACAGAATCGGCACGAGTATTCAATCAGTCCCAATTTGAAGCAGATAAGCAGTTCTTAAACAGTTCTGGTCTCATGGATAGAGCATACAAGCAGCTACGAAGTCGAACAGGAACACCATGTGTACACTGTGAATACCTCATTAGGCAGCCAGCTATCCCATTCATGAAGAACTTTGCTGATTTAGGCACAACCCTATCTGCAACAGAAACAAAAGAAGATGGTACGGTCAAAGTGAAAAGCCTACCTATCAACTGGGAACCAGTAAGTGCAGGAAACGTTCACCCGAACTGTAACTGTGAATACGTGTTAATCATAAAAGACTAAAAGGAGATTCTATGAATAAGAACACAGTAAAACGACTAGCAGACAATCCACACTACTCAATGAATGAGCATGAGTTAGAAGCACTAGCTGAAATGCTACGTGAAGAAGCTGAAGCTGAAAAGAAAGCTGAAACTAAAAAGCCAGCTCCTGAAGTTAAGCTTAATAAGAATCGTGTTAAGAAAGACTTTGTGAAGCTTGAAAAAAGTTCAGCTCTCAAAGAGGTAGACGAAGATGAGTCTGACAAATAATGATGAATTCTTGTTTGAGGTACGATGCCCTCTCGAACAAGTAAGTAAAAAAGACGGTAAGCTTTATCGCTGCAACCGACTCTGTGTAGAAGTACACGCTGGGTCAAGCGGACGTGCAAGATGCCGAAGTTGTCACAGACGATTTGAATTTGAAGTAGATGACCAAGCAAAGCTATCTACAGGCATCAGAGTTAAAAAAACTGAAGAAATAAAAACAGAAGAATAGAGAAATCATGGATATTACAATACGACAAGGTGAAACACTACAGATTCCAGTCACTATTAATGATACTAGTGCTGCCACTGTTCGTTTTGTTGTAGCTAATGAGGGAGTAATTATCCTTGATATTACTGAAGAGTTCACAGTTAGCGAAAATAAAGCGACTGCAACAATCTCTACCGATGACACACTAATTGAAACAGGTGAATATCCTTATCAGCTAGTGGTGACTTACTCAGACGGTGTAGTAGACATTCTACCAGACCCTAACGAGTGCAGCGGTGACGATTGCGAACTACCTAAGTTAATCATTTGCGAGTCACTCCTTTACGGAGTTAGCTAATGCAAAAAATTAGCATCAAAGCAAACAGAAATGTACTAGACCTCAATTACACACGACAGGTCATTTCTATTGATGCTAAATCAAAAGACTTTACAGTTAAACAAACAAAAAAGACTGTGAAAATAGATACTCGCCAACAAAAGGTAAGTATTAGAAACAAAAAACAAAACCTAATCATTGACACTATCAAACGTTCAATAAATATTAACGTTGGTGGTAAGCGTGGTCTTCCTGGGCCAGCTGGTAAAGACGGTGTTGGTGTTCCTACTGGTGGTCTTCCTGGTCAATTACTTGTGAAGCTAGGCATAGATGATTACGAAACAGCATGGGCTACTATTACGGGGACTGACAAATATTACATTCAAAACTTCCTATCCTCATCAATTGTTTTAGTAGAGCACAATCTTCTAAAATATCCAGCTGTTACAGTACATGACTCGGCAGGAGATGAAGTCGTAGGAGACATTGAGCACCTAAGTGTCAACGCACTACGAATAACATTCTCTGCTGCATTCTCAGGAACAATAACATGCAACTAGTTAATCTGGTATAATTATAATAAAGGTTTAAAACAAAAATATGGCACGAAAATATCTAATAGGCATCAATCTTAATCGCAACGAACTACAAAATGCGGTTATTCAGCCACTTGCATCTGCACCCTCTAGCCCACAAGCTGGTTTAGTTTACTTTGACACCACTTTAGATAAATTTGGTGTTTATGACGGTACTCAATGGGTATACATGGGAGACTTTGACGGGTCTAACTATGTGGCACTTACAGGAAATCAAACAATCAACGGGATTAAAACGTTTGGCTCATTCCCTATTACTCCAAGTTCAGCTCCTACAACTGACTACCAAGTAGCTAACAAGAAATACGTTGATGACGCTATCACCGCTGGTGGTGGCTACACAGATGAAGACGCTCAAGATGCAGTAGGCAATATCTTAGTTGACTCTCCTACACTTTCATTTGAATATGATGACGTAACACCAGAAATCAGTGCAGACGTTCTTGACTCACCACTACTACAAGGTCAAAACTCAGCATATCACCGAAACCGTGCTAACCACACAGGCACACAGGCTGCTTCAACAATCAGTGACTTTCAGTCAACGGTATCTGCAAATACAGACGTAGCTGCTAACACGGCAGCACGTCACACACACGCAAACAAAACTATACTAGACAATACAACAGCAAGCTTTACAACTGCTGATGAAACTAAGCTAGACTACCTTACAGTCACTGCTGCAACAAATCTTGACGATATTCGTACACGAGTAAACGACCTAGATGCAGCCGTAGTACTAAAAGGCTCATGGGACGCTTCAGCTGGAACATTCCCTGGTGGTGGCACAGCACAAGCTGGCTTCAGCTACATTATTTCAGTCGCTGGAACAGTAAACGGTGTTCAATTCTCAGTAGGTGACCGTATTGTTGCCATAACTGACAATGCAAGTACTTCAACTTACGCTGCTAACTGGCTTAAACTAGACTACACAGACGCTGTTCTATCAGTGAATGGTCAAACTGGTGCAGTTACACTTACTAAATCAGATGTAGGTCTTGGAAACGTTGACAACACATCAGATGCTAACAAGCCAGTATCTACAGCTCAACAAGCAGCTCTAGACCTCAAGATTAACTTGACACAAAAAGCAGCTGCTAACGGCGTGGCAACACTAGACGCAAGCACTAAAATCCCTATTGCTCAAGTACCAACAGGTACAACAGGAACAACTGTCGCTTTAGGTAACCACACCCACACGGCAGCTACAACTGCTGCTGCTGGTTTCACAACTCTTGCAACACAAGCTGAAGCAAATGCAAAGACCGTTACGACTAAAGCTGTTACTCCTGCTGCACTCGCAGACTTTGCACGTAAGTACACAGCTCTAATTGGTGGCTCAACATCAATCGCAGTTACTCACGGTCTAGGCTCACAATGGGTTACAGCTCAAGCATTTGATGCAACAACAAACGAACTAATAGAATGTGACATCGTACTTACATCTGCTACACAGGTGACATTTGGATTCTCAGTAGCTCCTGCTGCTTCAGCAATTCGAGTAGTAATCACTGGATAATAAGGAGCCTTAATGGTTAAGCGTCTATCTAATACAGACCAAGATAACAACAAGCTCATAAACATACCGACTCCTGTAGACAACGGAGACGCTGTTAATAAGCTATACGTTGATACTGGTTTAACTGGTAAAGTAAACAAATCTGGTGATACAATGACAGGCCCACTAATTTTAAGTGGGCTTCCTACTCTTGCAGAACATGCAGCCTCAAAAGCTTATGTTGACTCTATCACTGGTGGAACTGGCTTAACTTGGAAGTACGTCACATCATCTACGGCTTCTGGTACTGCTGCAAAAGTAGGTACTACAAGCGGTGGAACGTACACGCCAGCACTAGGCGATTTATTAATGGTCACATTCACAAGTGGCGTAAACGTAAACACCCCTACCTTAAATATTGACGGTAGCGGTGTTAAGAATATTCGTATCGGTAACGTCAACGTCTCAACTGCAATTATTGGCACAACTTCTTCAGTAATTATACCTCTTTGGTATGACGGTACTTATTACCAGATGTTTGGTTCTACAAAGAACGACAATACCACTTATACGAACATCACAAACGCTGAAATTGATACAGGTACGGCTACAACTGGACGTGCAATTACAGGAGCTACATCTGCATATATTATTACAAAAGCTAGAACTGGTGTTGTCAAGTCAACTACTACAGATAAGCTAACGGTAAGTAACACAGAGCCTGGCACACCTACAGCTGGTGATTTATGGTTTGATAACTCTACATTACCAGAAAATCTAGCTCCTAACTCTATAGTGTGGAAAGAAACACCTTCTGGTGCTGTAAACGGAATCAACTTTGCATTTCAAACAGCTCAACCATACGTATCAGGCACACTTCAAGGATTTATCAACGGTATTGCTCAAAGTGGGTTCATTAATGAGACTGGCCCTGGTTCTGGTGTATTTGAATTTGACGTAGCTCCTGAAACAGGTGACAATGTACGTGTTCAATACCAAGTACGCTCTACAGGACTAGGTAATGCAGCAACTTTAGGTAATGTGACTCTAAATGGTCTTCTAGAGGCTTTATATCCAGTTGGCTCAACATATGTTTCAGGTTCAAGCACTATGCCAGCTTTAATAGCTGGTGTTGGTACGTGGGCACGCCTAAAAGGTCGTGTTATTGTCGGTTTAGACGAAGACCAAACAGAATTTGACACAATCAATGAAACTGGCGGTCACAAGTTGCTACAAACTCACAACCACGGCATGGGTAGCTTAAGACCTTTGGGTAATGCTGGTCACTTAGATAACAACGCTGGAAACCTTGACGACTTCCCTGGTTCAAACGGTCCGATTGTTGCAACGAACACGCCTATTGGTAACGGTGCATGGTCTGGGTCAATGGCAATGGCTGGTAGTGGTGACGGACAAAACTTGCAACCTTACAAAGTTAAGTATATGTGGGAAAGAACAGCATAATGGCACAGAAAATTAATCACAAACAAATTCAAGTAGCTCCTGCATTTGCCGCCCCTCCATACACTGCTGGTTGGGCTGATTATGACAGCGGTACAGAATGGCTTGGTGCACGATACACAAAACTATCTAGCGGGCTAGTTGTTATGAAGGGATTAGCTCGAAACACAAGCGGCGCTACTAAGGCAGCGGGTAGTATTATATGTACATTGCCAGCTGGATATAGACCAGCTCACAGACTACGTTTCATATCATCTCAAGCTGGTGCAGTAGCATCAACTGTAGACGTAGGGGCTAGCGGTGGTTTAATTCTAAACGTTGCTCTAGCTGCTGGTGAATGGGTATCACTTGCTAACATTACATTTGTTGCAGAACAGTAGGCACTTATGGCACAATTTAAAAGAACATTTCAGAATGACAAGCTAGGCGTTCAACCTAGTGACTTTATTATTAGAATCACACGTGCTGGTGATACGGCTACAGTAAGTGAAGACATTAATTACGGTAGATTCTTAAATATATTCAAAGCTGGTACAACTGGTACATTTGCTGTTTCATGGAATCCTCTAGACGGCGCTCAAGACGTAGAACAACTAATTAGATTTAGAACAGGCGGGGCAAGCCCTGCTGCTGGACGTTACGGTATTCTATATAACAGGTATGAGGGCACGACTGAAGCAACAACAAAAGGTTTTGCTGCATCATTCACTCCTGCATTAAGTGTCCCTTCAGTTATTATCTTTGAAGACTCTTACGGAACGGTAAACTCTGCAAACTTTGCATGGCAAAACAACCAAATGTACTGGGCTAGGTTCAGGGTAGTTGGAAATACAGAGTTCTTTAAGATTTGGATAGACGGTGAAAGAGAACCTGCAACATGGTTATTTTCTGCTGCTTATACAGGCCCAACAATCGCTTCTCCTTATAGCGGTCTCGGTAGTTATATGCAATGGGGTAATATTCAAGTATTCTATATGTCTGCTGGAACAGGTGGTGATGTAGCTCCTTTTGAGTTCACAGCAATACCAGCCCCAGACATTACAGGTGTTAAAACCAAACAATGGGACGGTCTCAGGTGGATTTATGTGAATCCTAAAGCACGTGTTTCAACAGAGTGGCGTGAAGTAAAGCCTAAAATTCAATAAAAGTGTTGACTTAAATATAATTGTTATGTACAATTTAAATATAAGAAAGCGCCAAGCAATCTTAGTACATAACAGCTGAGGCAAAAAAGAAGAGCAAAGACTGACGAGATGAAGATGGTCTCAAGTCATTACGCCACAAGACACTCAGTCTAGCTCCTCGCATTCAACAGCTTACTTGACTATTGGCAGTCCATGAGTTCGTAAGAACAAAAGGAGGATAAAACTGCTATCAGGGTACTCCCTAGCCAGTAGTCTTCAAGCTGTTGACCTCAGACATTACAATTAGTCAACAATCAACAAGCTTGTCTCGAACGTTTACAGGGCTTCTACTGTGCTGGTGGGTTAAGCTTAAAAATCTGTGTGTCAAGTAGAGTGAAATATTAAGCGTACCATTGTTGACTATTTATAGTGAGACCTCCTATCTGGGGGTCTTTTTTTGCGTCTCTAGAAAAATAATAAAAGTTGTAAATACCTATTTTGGTATAATAGGTATAGATACCAAGAAGATTCTATTTAAGGACGTTGCAGAGTATCAGCAACAAAAACAAAACGAACATTAAAACAAACGAGGTTTGTGTGAAAAACAAAGTCACTAACCAACTAAATGTGCAAGTCGAACGAAGCTCTTTCATTGATGAAGGTGACGGCGTTGTATCATTTCCTGGTGGACTCACTATCACAGACAATACGGAACAACGAAACCGAACACGGTACGACATTGAATCAATGGACGTTAACCGCTACGGAGGTCAACTAACAGGCGACCACGAAGATAAGCTCTCTAGCTTAATCGGAGAAGTAATCGGTGTTTCAAAGGACGGCTATCGAGTTGCAATTGACAAGATTCGCTATGCTATTAACGAGAACCCATACGCTAGATTAGCTTATGACCTACTCGTTGGTGGATTCAGCAAAAACTTTTCAATCGAAACTATCGGTGTCCAACCTGATGAGAACGGTGTCTATTGGGACGCAGAACTCGTAGGATTGTCTCAAGTAGTTACCCAGAATAATTACAATGCTAGCCTTAACCAGTTAGTTCACAATTCGCTTGAACGTTCGAAGGAAAACGGCCTAGACGTTGAAGGCATCGAAGATAAAATCTTAGGTGACCACGCTGAAGCTGTAGCCGACAAAACAAAAAACGACATAAAAAGTCAAGCAAAAACAGAAGAAGAAACTCCTAAGCTTGAAGAAAACACTGTTACTTACAAAGTAAAAGTTGACACTTCCGAAATAGAGAATGCTATCGCTCTAACAGACGAGCTAAAAGAGAAATTATCTCAAACAAACAATAAACAGGAAAACAAAATGGACGAAGACAAAAAGGTAGAAACACCTGTTGTTGAGCAACCAAAAGTTGTTGAAACACCTGCTGAAGAAACTAAAGAAACTCCAGTTGAAGTTCCAGTAGTTGCACCAGTTGAAGAACCTACAGTGGTAACACCAGTAGAAGCTGAAACTGAAGTAAAAACTGAAGAAGTAGCTGAAGAAGAAAAAGTGGAAGAAGTAGTTGAAGAACCAGCTAAGGAAACTCCACAAGTTGACCAAAACGCTCTTGCTGAAGCAGTAAAGAACGCAGTTCAAGCTGAAGCCGTAAAGATGCAACAAGATTTTGATAAGAAACTTGAAGCAGCTAAGGTAGAAGCAAAGAACGCTTTTGATACATCAGCTAAAGAACCAACATTTAAAAAAGAAGAGACACAAAAAGTGGACAAAACAGAAAACAAATACAAAGCTATGGGTTCTGACGAGCGATACAACGCTCAAGTTGCTGCTGCTTGGAACGCCGTTAAGGGTCAAAGCATCGTAGCATGGGACGAACTCCGACAAATCAACCAAGTAAACCTTGATGCACTAAAAGAAGCTGGTGTTGTACGTAACGCTATCACTCTTGAAGACATCGGTAACTTCGTTATCTCTCCAGAACTACACACAGAAATCGTTGGTACTCGTAACGACTACACAGCAATTCTTAGTGCAACTAACTGGACAGAAACTGACTCAATTGACTTCGCATGGACAGAACGAGTTGGTGACATCAACATGCAAAACGTTGCATTCTGTGATGACGACGAAGACGGAAACCTTAAGCCAATCAGTGAATACGGTACAGTTGTACACACTGAACGCCTAGAAGAACTTGCTGCTGTTTCAGTAGTATGTACTGCTGCAACTCGATTTGCTGCTGTTGACCTTCTACAAGACGCTGCACGTGGTTACCGAAACGACTACGACCGAAAACGAGCACAACTTGTTATCGCTAAGCTTGAACAAGCTGTTGACGCTACAGGTGCATCAGTTGCTTACAGCCCAGCAGATGACGCTTCAGCTCTAACTGTATGGCTAGAAGCTCTAACAGAAATCTCAGACACAACTCTTTCAGGAACGCTTATCTTCAACGCACGAACATTCGCTGAACTAAAGGCACGTGCTCTACGAGCTGGTGTTAGTGGCCCTCTTGCAGAAATCCTAACAGGTGGTGGTCTTCCAACAATCTTCGGTATGCCGTTCATTGTTGTACCAAACGACCTAATGCCTTCACTAGGTGGTAACGACTCAGTTACTGTACAAGTTGACGGTGCAAACGTTGCAATCAACCACGCTGTATTCTACGCTGACCTTACACAGTTCCGTGGACGAACAAGCGGTGGTCTACAATACGACATCTCAAGCCAAGCTTCATACGAAGATGGTGGTGTAGTTAAGTCTGCTTACCAACGAAACGAACTAGTCCTACGTGGCTCATTCTTCCGAGGTGGTGCATTCCTAGACCGAAGCCGTGTTGCTGGTATTCGCCAAAGCACAGTATCTTAATCTTAACTGATTAAGTAAAACAAAAAGAAACACAAAAAGGGCTTTAAGAGTGGACATTAAGAAGTACACAGAACTAACTGGACAAACAGTATCTGATTCAGAAAAAGCTGTCTTTAATGCAACTATACGTCGCACTAAGGCAATGTTAGAAACGTTACTTGGTTTCACTCTTAGCCCTCAGAACCTTTACAACGAACTGGGCAAGGCACAAGACCAACGTGCCTGTCCAAATGTAGATACATCTACTTTACTTCCAGCTGACGAAGCAGAAGGCACATACAAGCTATTTAGCTATAACAAGCTAGACCGATACTTCCACGTAGACCCCTTTACAGAGGTTCACAGTGTGAAACTTGTATACGTTCACAAAGACGGAGAGTTCATCACTATACGAGACATCAAGAACGCTAAAGCTCAATTTGAGCGAGGTGGAATTGGTAAGTACATTGAGAACTGTCACGATTGCTTCTGTGAATGTGCTTGTGAAGACTGTGTACAGTTAGCGGTAGACGCTGATTGGATTGACTGCTTCCCTGACGATATTATGTATCTCTGGGCTGACATGATTGAATATCAACTTGATTGTTCAAAAGACCTAAAGTCTCAATCAGTTGAAGGACATTCATGGACTAAGACAAATGAAGCAACTCGCTCTCCTGAAGTATTACCGCACAACGTACTGCTATTAAAGCGATACGCAGGGCCTTACGGTTCTGTTGCGGTGATGCCAACATGAGCAAGTATCTTTGTTACAAAGACACAGTAAAACTTGTCGAAACTACCGTCCCAGACGGCTACGGAGACATAGAACCTGTGGTACTAACTGACTTAGCCTGTGACTTTTTCCAAACAATCGGTCACGGACACTCAAATCACGTTGACATCGTTAACGCTGATGCACACGCTTACATCGACTTTAATAATTCAGAAGTTACAAGCAGAGCTTTCAGACTTGAAGGAATGTACATCATAGCTAACCTATTCAATGCCCCAGAAGCAGAGAGTTGGTACAAGATTACGACTGTACGAATCGGACAAGACAAGCTTCGTAGAAACAAGATTGACAATGTTCACATCTACCTGAAGAAATCGGAGGCACTCTAATGGCTTACACTATGCGAGACAACACCGTTATTATCCAGACTAGAATGAAAACGAACGTTCCACTGGCAATTCGCTTTATGCTTAACGACATAAAACAAGAGTCAACACCAATAACTCCTATGCTAACTGGTGACTTGAGACGGAATGTAAAGATTGCAGTAATGGGCAAAAGAGGCAAGATTAACTGGGGACAGAAATATGCAGCTTACCAAGAAAGAGGTTATACCTCTGGGCCAGTAAGACGCTACACAACTCCTGGTACAGGAAAAGGCTTCGCTGAGAAATCAGTACAGAAAGTTGCCCGCCGTGCTGAAAGATACTTTAGAAAGGCAAGGGTCGTATAATGACAATCACAGAATCATTCATACAATGGCTTGAAGCTGAAGGTGTCGCTACATTTGGACAGGATTTGTATTTACGCCGAGTTCCAGATTCCAAACATACACCAGATTCTGTTTATTGGATAATCCCTAGTGGAGGATTCCGTATAGGCAAGAATAAGACGGGTGAGATGATTAAACAATATAACTTCATCATTAACTTCAGAGCTGTTAAAGCAAAAGAAGTTGAAGAAAAGCTTTATGCTTTAGAAGAGTTGTTGAATTGTCAAAGTTGTATAGAGTTAGAGGGATTCCAAGTTCTAGAAGTAGAAGTTGACGTTTTTCCAGACGATGGCGACATTGACGATGAAGACCGAGAAACAGGGCTTCTACAAGTAAATATAAAAACATATAAGCAAAGGTGCTAAAAACAGATGGCAAATCTAGTAAAAGGTAGCTTCGAAATCCAATGGGGTGCAAACACACTTCTAGACATCTCAGAGGTGTCTCTGGACTACGAACAAAATTCAAACGACTACGAAACTATTCAGGGTCAAACCTACAGTATCGAAGGCGCAATCCGTGCATCAGTAACACTTACTCTTCTAAAGAGTGACGTTGAATCTCTTGCAGTTGTTCTTCCACAATATTACGTTGCAAACGGTGGAACAATGTCAAGCGGTGAAACAGTAACTGACGCAGACGGCGCAATTGACGTAAAGGCAGCTTCTTGTGATACATCTCCAGCGTACAATGACTTGGACATCATTTCATGTGGTACTCCTGGTGACGTATTCCGACTAAAGAACGCACGTACTGTTATTGACAGTATGGAATTTGCAGACAACTCAGTACGAACAGTATCAGTACGATTCGTAGGTGAGCCAGAAGCAGGTTCAGGAAATATCCAGTTCTTCAAAGAAGGCGCACTCTCAACAGTTAGCTAGTCTAACAAAACTACATAAGTAAAGGACATAGACCGATGAGTCAACAAAAAGAGTACATACTAACAGAAAATACTACAGACGGAGTAGGTTTCGACCTACGAGGCAAGAAATACTTCTTGCGTTACCCTGTAGTTAGCGAAGTAGAACAGATTCAGGAGCTTTCAGAAGGCATCGACGATGCTGAAGCACTTCGTAAAGAAGACCCTGTAGCCTACAAAGCAAAATCACGTGAATTGGAGGACTTCCTTTACGGTCTAATCACTCCAATCGACCATGAGGACGACATTCGTACCATGCTCGAAAAAGAAAACGTGAAGGTATATCGTAACTTCAATACGATGATTAAAGCGGAGCTGTCTCTACAATAGTAGGGATTTGCTCTAATTTAATTTAGGCACATTCTATGGACGAAGATAAACGTCCTGCCGTACCTCAAGGTAAGAGGATACGTGTTAAAAAAGTTGTTGTCAAAGCTCCGAAACTAAATGTTGACGAGCTTTTGGCTCAACTCTGTTACTACTATCCACAGTACACCTTCAGGGAGGCTAAAGAACTCCCTTATAAGCATGTTCAGTTATTGCTAAGAGTTGCTAAGAAGCAACAAGCGATTCAACTGTATAACTTAACACAAATTGCAGCTGCCCCACACACGAAAAAGGGCGAGGGTGTAAAGAAATTATCAGAACACTTTAAGAATATAGCCAATAGCTAGGAAGATAAACGGACAGACATACTTATGGACGCACGAGGAGGAGAAATTACATGGTACCTCACAGCGAACGATGCGGACTTTGATGCTACTACTCGAAGAGTACGGCGAAACGCAAAGCAAACTGGTGACGATGTAGACCGTGAATTCAAACGAGGCTTTGGTGGTGCAAAACTTTCACTAGACGACTTTAGAAAGAACTTGGGTCGTTCAGCACAACTATTTAGAGACTTTCAAATCGCTCTAAGAGGCTTTGAGCTAACTTCAATGGTAATTGGGGCTTCTATTGCTACTGGTGCTATTATCGAGCTTGTGGGTGCTCTCACGGCGTTAGGAGGGCTATTATATACAGTCCCTGCTGGCGTTGCAGCTTTTGCTGGTGCATTTGCGACATTAAAGATTGCTACAGGTGGTATTGGTGATGCTTTCAAAGCAGCTACTAAAGCTACTGGTGGCATGAGTGCAGCAAGCACACTAGCTAGACGGCAAGCTGACATCATGCGAAACGGCATGAAGCAAGACGCAGCATTGACAGAACGTCTAACAGACCTTACTGACCAATATGCAGAAACTGTCAAAGAACTTGCTGAAGAACGTCTCCGTGTTCTAAATGAAACAATCATGAAGGGTGTGACCGCTTGGTCTAACATCACAAGTGCAGCACGAAGCTTCCTAGATGTTGCAAAAGACATTGACGACATTTCAGCTGATGTTGCAACCGCTCAAATGAACTTGAACAGCGCCCTATTAACTTACGGTGCTTCTTCAGTACAAGCACGTGAAGCAACACAAGAACTTTATGAGGCACAAGCACGTCTTGCAGATGCAAACGCTGAACTAGACTACTCATACACAGGCATTAAAGACAATGTACGTGACCTTGCAACTAATCTAAACTCACTTACAAAAGCTAACCGAAATGAAATGAAAGCTTCTAGCCTTAACTTAAAGGCTCTAAGACTTGAAAAAATATCACGTGGTGAAAATGTTGGTGAAATTGAAAACATTATCTCTGTACTTGATGAACTTATTGACATCAAAGACACACGACTTTCAATCAATCCAGACCTTGCTGGTGCTCAATCTGACCTAGATGCTCTTAAGGGACAATTCCCTGACATTGCATTCGCAGCTCAAGTAGCAGCTTCAAGCACTGAAGAATCTCTAGTTAAGTCACTAGGTAAAATCTCTGAATCAATGGACGATGTTCGTGCTGACCGAGAAGACCTACAACGTGATTTAATCCGACAAATGGCAGAACTAAATGAAGCTTCTGCTGCTTCAGCTGGTGAAGACCCATTTGCTGGTCTATCTAAGAACGCAAAAGCATTTGTACTTGCACTTATTGACGTAAAGAATGCTTTTGAGCCTGTTAAGAACACTATTCAAGACAACTTCTTTGCTGGACTAGATACAGAAATCCGAAACATTGCTAAAACTTCATTCCCTATGCTTGAGCGTGGTCTTGGCGCTATCGCTACAGCGTTCAACGGTATGGCAAAAGAAGCTTCAAGCGTTATTCAACAACCATTCTTCCAAGGTGCAGTTGAAAACTCTCTAAACAACACGGCTACGGCTACAAATATACTTACGGGAGCTATCGAGCCACTTGCACGAGTCTTTACAGACCTAGTGAACATTGGTAACCCATATGTACTAATGCTCTCTGACTGGATTGTTAAGCAAACTGAACTTGCAGCAGCATTCACAGGTTCAGCTGAAGGTCAAGACAAGATTAGAGGAGCTATCGAACTCGGTATCACCGCTATGCAACAACTTGGCTCATTCTTAGGGGCTACAATCGGTCTATTTATGGACTTATTCAAGGTTTCAAACGATGCTGGTATCTCATTAATCGGTACATTCACCGAAATGATTAACAAAGCACGTGACTGGATTGCTACTGAAGAGGGACAAAACAGAATGAAAGCCCTATTTGAAGCAACCGACACGATTCTACGAGCACTTCTAGGAGTTGTTGGTACATTCGTTAAGGGTATTCTAGGGATTGTTGAAGCTTACAATAATCTAGACGGCCCACTTAAGTCATTTGTCACAAATTTACTAGTATTTTCAGCTCTTGCAACCCCTATTATTACTTACATCTCTGGTATGGCTGGCTCATTACGACTGGTTAGCGAGTTTGGGCGTGAAGCAGTACAGGTTCTAGACCTATTTACTGGCGGTAAAATTGCTGCTGGTATGAAGGGCATCTCTGGTGAAGCTGGAGTTATTAACAAGGTGTTCGGTGTTCTTGCAAAGCACCCACTTCTTGCAGCACTAGGACTTCTAGTAGGCGTATTCATCTATCTAGGAACACAAACAACTATCTTCCAAGATGCTTTCAAGGCTCTACAGCCAACATTTGAAGCATTTGGTAAAGCACTACAACCTGTCTTTGACATCTTCACACAACTAGCTCAAGTGCTAGGTGGAGCAATCGCAACTATTATGCCAGTGATTGCTGAAGTATTTGGTCAAGTTCTAGCTGCACTACTACCATTAATACCGCCACTACTACAACTTGTCATGACGTTACTACCAGTATTAGTGACTATCATTACAGCGGTAATCAGTGTCATTCAATTCTTAATGCCTGTTATCACATTCTTAGCTCAAGTAATCGGTACAGTACTTGTTATAGCCGTAAACATTCTTGTAGGAGTTCTACAGTTTGTCATCGGTATTGTACAAGCAGTTGCAAACGCCTTTGTAGGAGCTTGGAACGGTATTGTCGCAATCTGGAATGGTGCTGGTGCATTCTTCCAAGGATTATGGGACGGCATTGTGCTTGTCTTCAGCGTTGTAGGAACATTCTTCACTGACTTATTCAGAGGAGCATGGGAGGGAATTAAAAACATCTGGAACGTAGTTGTTGGATTCTTCCAAGGTATCTGGAACGGCATTGTAAATATCTTCAACGTTGTAGTTGGTTTCTATGTAGGAATCTTCCAACGGGCATGGGACGGTATCAAGAATATCTGGAATGCTGTAGGTGGATTCTTCAGCGGAATCTGGAACAACATTGTAAACGCCTTTAGCGGTGTTGCAAACTTAGGTAGAAACATTGTAGAAGGTATCTGGAACGGTATTAACAACGCAGCTAAATGGGTTGTGGATAAGATTAAAGGCTTTGGTGGCATGATTATGGACGGCATTAAAGGCTTCTTTGGCATCAAATCACCTTCACGATTAATGCGTGATGAAGTTGGTAAGATGCTTGGTCTAGGTATCGCAAACGGTATCGTAGACTCAACAGCTGACGCAGTACAAGCAGCAAAGGACGCTGCATCTGCAATTACTGACGGCTTTGCTATGACTGCTATGAATGCAGACTTAGGCATTGATGCAAGCGGAACATTAAGCTCACAATTCGCACCAGCAATGGTAAGTGAAACAAGTGGCACTAATGGCTTTGGTCAAGGCGTAACTATTAATCAAACAAACGAAGTTCACACTGACCTTGATATGGACCAAGTAAACAGAAACCTAACATGGGAGTTGAATAAACTATAATGCGTTTTACACTAAACGGACTAGCACTAGGTGACGGCTCTAAGCTGCACATTGAATCT